CGCTTTTCAGAACAAAAATCCAGTTTCTATTCTCTGGTTGACCGGCATTGTATATCACGTGCTTGAGGCGGCTCTTACTTAGAAAAAACAAACATTAATTAGGCATGACCCATTTCCAAGCCGTCGCATGGGACGGTCAGGATCAGGACAACGACCAATTTACGATCAGAATTTTTGGTCGTGCCGAGGATGGCAGATCCGTCTCCCTCGGGACGAAATTCAATCCTTACTGTTTTGTCAAAACAGACAAGGATCTCAAGAGCTTCATCAAGAGTACGTTTTGGCGCGGACTCGTGTCTTGCGAGGTGCACCGCGGCAAGGATCTCTGGGGGTTTCAAAACGGAGAGCTTTCGCGCTTTTTGAGGGTGGAATTCAAGACGCACAGGGCTCTCCGGAGTTTTGCGTATTGCGTGGACAACAACAAACACTCTGAACTCTCCGGGTGCAAGATGTACGAATCTAACATAGATCCTGTTCTTCGTTTTATGCACGTCTCTGGTTGTACTTCTACTGGTTGGGTAGACCCTGGGCTATGTGAGCCTGATGCAGAGTCTACATGTCAAGTGAATCTGTGGGCGCCCAACTGGCGCTTCATCACCCCTTTAGCACGTGACGATTTCGCGCCTCTTCGCATCATGTCGTTTGATATTGAGTGTTATTCGAGTACGGGAGCCTTTCCGAGCCCCAAGAACCCTCATGACGTAATTTTCCAGATTGGCATGACCACCAAGGAGTTTGGGAAGGAGGGATTCCTGGACCGCAAGTGTCTTTGCCTCAAGCAGACGGCCGGAGAGGATATGGAGTCTTTTGAAACTGAAAAGGATCTCCTCAAAGCGTTTGAAAAGCACTTGATAAAAATTGATCCGGATATCATCACTGGATGGAACATATTTGGCTTTGATCTCGAGTTTCTGATCATCCGCGCGACGATCCATTGTGGTCTGAGTCCCGTATGGGGGCGCATCCGTGGGGAGGTTGCGGCGCTCGTGGAGAAGAATCTGAGTTCAAGCGCACTCGGGAACAACGAGTTGAAGATGGTTCCGATGAAGGGCCGGTACGTTTTTGATCTGTTTCAGGACGTGAAGCGTGAGCACAAGCTGGAGAGCTACAGCCTCAACAACGTCTCGAAGCACTTTCTGAACGATCAGAAGAACGACATGCCGGTCAAAGAGATTTTTAGCCGGTACAAGGGTGGCGACCCCGTGAAGTTGGGGGAGGTGGCGGAGTACTGCATCAAAGATACGGAGTTGCCACACAGCTTGTTACACAAACTCTGCCAAATCCAGAACCAGATTGAGATGGCCAAGGCGTGTTGGGTCCCGTTGGCGTTCCTGAGCGAACGCGGACAGCAAATCAAGGTGTTTAGTCAGATGGCGTACAAGGCTCGTCAGCTCAACTTTATCATTCCTACGTTCAGGAGGCCTCCCGTCGGCGCCTCTGACGCAGACGGCTACCAGGGTGCGACGGTCCTGGAAGCGCAGACGGGTGCGTATTACAGCCCAATCACCGCCCTGGATTTCGCGAGTCTGTATCCGAGCATCATGTGTGCCGAGAATCTGTGTTACTCGACGCTCGTCATGAACGCCAGGTACGACAATTTACCTGGAGTCGTGTATGAGCAGTTTGGACCTCATCGTTTTGCGCAGTCCGACGCAAATGGTAAACCCATTTCCTCCCTTCTCCCCGTCATATTGACGGACCTCAAGGCGTTTCGCAAAAAAGCCAAGAAGTTGATGGCGGCCACAGAGGGCACTCCGCTCGAGGCGATTTACAACGGTCAGCAATTAGCCTATAAGATTAGCATGAACAGTATTTACGGGTTTACTGGAGCTTCAAAGGGTATTCTGCCTCTTGTGGCGATTGCCAGTACCGTGACTATGCGTGGGAGGCAGATGATTGAAGAGACGAAGAATTACGTCGAGGAGCACTTTCCGGGTGCCAAAGTGCGGTACGGGGACTCGGTGATGCCAGGGACACCTGTGTTGGTCCGACGGTGTGACGTGGTATCGGTCCAGAAGATAGAAAATCTCGCAGACGCATGGAAAGACTATCCAGGCTTCCTCAAAGATGGAACAGACAAAGAGCAGTGTGACCTCTCAGACTTGGAGACGTGGACGCACCAAGGGTGGCAACCGATCAAGCGCGTCATCAGACACAAGTGTCAAAAGAAGATATGGCGCGTCCTAACCCACACGGGGCTGGTTGATGTGACAGAGGATCATTCACTCTTGGGACCATCGTGTAAGTTGCTCAAACCCACAGAGATCGTTGAAGGTCAAGAGCTCTTTCATAGTTTCCCCGCGACGACAGGCGGTACCGGGTTTTCCAGTGACATGCTGTTCGTACTCGGTGTGTTTGTCGGTGACGGTTCGTGTGGGCACTATCAATGTCCTTCAGGCTCAAAGGCAACTTGGGCAATCAATAATCAGAACCTCGACTTACTAAATAATTGTAAAGAGATACTCGAGGTAATCTACACAGACTACAAGTTTGTCATAATGGATACACTTGAGAGCTCTGGTGTTTACAAACTTTCGCCGCGTGGTGACGTGGTCAAACTCGTAAAGACTAGGCGAACACTGTGCTACGATGGACAGGCAAAGAAGGTCCCACTCGAAGCGATGGGTCATGAATCCTTCTTTCAAGGTCTGTGGGCGAGTGATGGATGTCGCCGTGACAATAAGGTCGGTGGGTGCCTTCGTATCGATACAAAGAATCAGGTCACGGCCCAGTGGTACTATATGTTTCTGAAGTCCCTGGGATACAAAGTCTCACTGAACACACGCCAAGACAAACCCAACGTGTTCCGGCTCACTTTTACCAAGTCGTCGTTCCGCAAGAATTCTATCGCCGTCAAGAAACTAGAGGTCTTGCACGAGTCGTGGGACGGCTACGTCTACGATCTTGAAACAGACGCGGGGACTTTTCAAGCTGGAGTGGGTCAAATGATCGTCAAGAACACAGATTCGGTGATGGTGGAGTTTGATGTACAGGGCCGCAAGGGTCAGGAGGCGATCGACTACTCATGGGAGCAAGGTGAATTAGCGGCTGAGCAGTGCACGAAGCTTTTTAAAGCGCCGAATGATCTAGAGCTTGAGAAGGTTTACAATGTTTATATCCTCTACTCTAAGAAACGCTATGCTGGAACTCTGTACGAGAAAAACAAGATGGGCGCTATCGTTTTCAAGAAAATTGACATCAAGGGTCTACAGGTTGTTCGTCGCGACAGCTGTCCTTTCGTTCGTGAAACCCTGAAGAAGATCCTGACCCTCATGCTAGAATCCAGTGATCCCATGCCGGCTATAGAATTGGCACGAGCAGCAGCAAAGGAGCTGATGCACGGAAACGTCCCAATTGAAAAGTTGCTCATGAGCAAACAGTTGGCGTCCGAGTACAAAGTCCCCATGCCGCACGTGGCTGTGCGCGACAAAATCAGGGCTCGTGCGCCAGGTTCAGAGCCTCAACAAGGCGACCGTGTGCCGTTTGTGATTGTCAAGGGGGAGGGGAGAATGTACGAAAAGGCTGAGGATCCTGCATGGGTTCGTGAGAAGAATGTACCTCTTGATTTTCAGTATTATTTCACGAATCAGTTCAAAAAGCCGGTACAGGACCTGCTCGAACCCCTTATTTCTGTAGATCGTATTTTCGACAAGAAATTCATGGTCAAGACGGAGAGCACGACGGAGGTGGCGGCTCGAAAAGCGTTCCTGTCCATGTTCTCGAAAAAGGCCACATAAACGTTCGGAGCTCAAAAGTAACAAGTCAATGGAGCAACAGATTCTTCAACTCATTGAAGAGGAGGTTTCTCGTAGAGTCGGACTCAGAATGTCCGTCGTGCTCAACTTTGTGGCTAAAACGTATCAGCTGCCCATCGAGCAACTCGTGAAAGACACGTCAGCAATAGAGTGTGTATTCTGTAAAGGAATTCTGAAGAGCAAGAAGCGCTGTCTCAAACAACCAACTGGAAACGGATATTGCGGGTTTCATCAATCGCAAGTCCCTCCACCGCAAGTTAAACTCGTGGAGAGGGTCCCCGCGCCATGGGAAGTTTAGTTAGAGAATTTAATACCAAAATTGTTAATGAGCAAGTCGGAGCTTCTTCTGACTAGCATCTCTAAATTTTTTGATGTACCAGAGAATCGCGAAAAACTTCACGATATTCTGGGCCACCACAAGGGCATTTCCCTTCGCAAACTCGAGTGGTTTGTGACCAATTACGCCAAGAACAATCACGTGACGTACACCACTCCGTCCGGGAAGGTGTTCACAGTCCACGTCGCCTACAAGTCGAGTCTGGACGGCTACAGTAAGAAGCTCTTTGATCCTTTTTGCCGTACTGAGCGCGTCGATTTCCAGGGGTTCACGACGACGTGCGCCCAACTCAACTTTCTGAGGTGGTGCATCCAGAACGGCATCGTCGAATACCTTAAACATAGGGAAGACGTGCAAAGCCTCCCTCAAACTCCAGAAGAGTGTAGCCATAGTAAAACATGTACAAATTGTATCCCTGAGATATCTGAGTTGCATAGCTTGGGTTGAAAACGAGTGTAAGCGTCGTCGTCTGTGAATTTAATTTTGAAAAATTGAGGTACCCACCCTGATTATACTCCTTGGGAGTGAGACCAAATGAATAAGTATAAATATTTTTAGAAGGAATTGAAATATAATGTTCCATGGGCTGCTTGAACGTGTAGTACAGCGACCCCTGGAACGTGCTCAGAATATCTATGTTGTTTAGTGTGATTTTAGCAGTGTCAATGACGTCCACGTAATTAGACAAACCAGTTGG